TTTCCGCCGAGGAACGCGGACACCCCGACGAAGCCCCGTGTTTCTCTCCCCGAACCACAAACCGTAGACCGTGGACCGCCGAGTCGAGTCCGGTCGTATCTGGCCGAATCTGTCGGAATCGGTGACAATGTATGGCTCCTAGAAAAAAACTTGCCCCAATTTACGGACGCGTCCGGACCGCTCTTGAGGTCACTATTGACGAACTCACGAAGACCGGGAGACTTGGCCCACTGGACGCCGCACGAGTTGAGATCGCTCGACTGTTGGCCGACACCGTAGACATCGAGACCGATTCGGCGATTCTGTGGAGAGAATACAGATCAGCCGAGAAAGCACTCAGAGAGGAAAGCAATGCCAACTCAGACCCGTTCGACGAGCTCTTGCGTAGTTTGCAAGCCGAGGTACGCCACGAAGCGGAACCCAAAAAACCGAACTCGAGGAGATGAAGTTGCAAAAATAGCCGAGGCTCTCGGTATGCCGCTCATGCCGTGGCAACGTCTAGTAGTCGATACCGCTCTTGAGGTGGACGCCGAAGGAACTCCGATCTATTCACAAGTCACCGTCCAAGTCCCTCGCCAGTCGGGGAAGTCTTCGCTCGTCTTGGCTCTCATGGTGCATCGTGCTCTGCTATGGGGAGGTCGCCAGTCCATCGCCTACAACGCCCAAGACCTCAAGTCTTCACGCGCGAAGATGCTCGTCGACTACGCGCCAGTCATCGAAGCGTCCCCGATCAAGACCGCCCTCCGCCGTATCTACCTCGGCAACGGAGCCGAGTCCATAGTCTTTCGCAATTCGTCACGCATTGACACATTCGCAAAGACCGCATCCGCAGCACACGGCCGAACACTTGACCTAGCAATCATTGACGAAGCCCGCTTCGACTTTGACGATTCACGCGAGGCCGCCTATTCGCCGGCAATGGTGACACGCAAAGATTCTCAACTATGGATCCTTTCCGTCGCCGGTGACGCAGCCTCGGTCTACTTTCGCAAGAAGGTAGAAGATGGCCGTCGCCTAGTTTCCGACAAGACACAATCCTCTCGAGCGTTCTTTGACTGGAGCGCCCCCGATGACTCAGACTGGACCGACCCTGAGGTATGGGCCAAGACCATCCCTAGCCTCGGCTACACACAGACCGAGAAAGCAATCAAGCAACGCTTCGAGACCGCACTAGCAGACGGCAAGGAGAACACATTCCGTCAGGAGTACCTCTGTCAGTGGATGGCAATCGAGAACGCCATGATCCCCGACCGCTACCTCGTGCCATGCCTCGACCCGGCAACCGCACCGAGCGGACGCATCTGCTTCGGCATAGATGTCGCACTTGACAGATCCTCCGGTGCTATCTGTGTCTCCGATGAGACTGGACGTGTCGAACTTATCGACGCCAGAGACGGAGTGACATGGATCGTCGACCGAGCACTTGACCTCTACCGCAAGCACCGAGCACCGCTAGTCGTGGACGGATACTCACCGGCGAACTCGCTCGTCGACCGTCTAGAAGCGGGAGGAGTTCCCGTTGTGCGCTACGCACTGAGAGACATGACCGCCGCCGTCGGATCGTTCTACGACGCCATCCTCGAAGGCAACATCCGCATCCGTCCAGATCAACATCTCGAAGCAGCTCTACGAACCGCAAAGAAGAAACAAGTTGCGAGCGGATGGTTGTGGATGCGTACAGATGTCGACGTTGACATCAGTCCACTATTCGCCGCGACTCTCGCCTACTATCACGCAACGAATCGCCGAGCACCCGAGTCCAGAAGGAGTACCATCTTCTAGATGAACAAACCTCTCATAGTTCAAGCGGTAGGGACTACTCTGATAATCATGAGCCTCCTCCTCATTGCAATCCCGCTCGGCTTGGCCTTTGCCGGTCTATCCCTCATTGCGTTCGGAATCGCAGCAGAAAGAACCTAAATGCTCAACCGTCTCCTTCAACCGTCCCTCAATAAGCGCGGCGCATACGTCGACAATCAAGGCCGCATCTCACGCATCCTTCAAGACTCCTACGCAGGCGTCCCCGTAGACACCGAGACAACGCTCTCAGTCCCGGCAATCTGGAGAGCGACGACGATGATCTCAGACGATGTTGGCTCCTTGCCTTTGTGCGCCTATCGAGGCAATGTCAAGATTCAACCAACACCGAGAATCCTTGAACGGCCGAACCCGCTCGAGACGCCGATGGAAACATACTCGGCAATGGCCGCGTCTCTGATCCTTCACGGCAACTACATCGCACTCCTCGGACCTAGAGGCTTCAACGGCTATCCGGACTACATCGTCCCCGTCGACCCGAACCGCGCTCGGATCTATGTGCGCGAAGGCGTCAAGTATTGCGAGATCGAGCAGAAGGTCTATGTGGTCGGCGAAGACGTTCTCCACATCAAAGGATTCTCAATGCCGGGAGATCATATTGGCGTCGGCATCATTGCAGCACAACGACAGGGAATCGGCGCGGCCATCGCCGTTATGGAATACGCCGCTCGATACTTTGACGGCGGAGCGATGCCGTCGTATGCAATCAAGTCAGACAACCCCGACCTCACACAAGAAGAAGCAGATCTCCTCAAGCAAAAGTGGATGGAGCACTACGGAGGCCGCTCCCGCATCCCGGCAGTCTTGAACTCGTCAACCAACATCCAAGAACTCACCGCGAACGCTAACGACGCGCAACTTGTCGAAGCCCGCAACCAGTCAATCCTTGACTCGGCGAACATTGTCGGCGTACCCGGTGCAGCAGTTGGAGCACCGAACCAGACGCGGACCTACACCAACACGGAACTTCAAGCGATTGAGTACATCAAGACAAGTCTCCGCCCACTGACTACGCGCATAGAGCAAGCCATGACAGACCTCATCCCTCGAGGCCAGTACGCCAAGTTCACCTTCGAGTCACTGCTACGCGCCGACACCCTGACCCGCTATCAAGCGCATCAGATCGCTCTCAGTGCAGGATTCCTCACCGTTGACGAAGTCCGCCACATTGAGAACCTCCCGCGCCTAGACAACGGCAACGAACAAGAAACCAACTACGACCTCGAAGACGAACCACAAGAAGACGACACAGATCCAACACTTGACCCACTAGAAGGAATCGACCAATGAAAGACATCGAATCACGCTCCTACGACTCGGACCTAGAACTCAGGGAAGACTCAGACGGCCGCACAATCACCGGCATCGTCGTCCCGTACGACATTGAGCAACGGATCAACCCATCCCTCACTGAAGTCTTCAGACGTGGAGCGTTCGCAGCAGTCGCCAGAGAAGCACACCGCGTCAAGCTCCTCGTCGGACACGACTCACAGAAACTCCCAATCGGCCGAGCCACACTTCTACGCGAAGACGCTCGAGGACTCTATGGGGAGTTCCGGGTAAGCAAAGGCCAACGCGGGGACGAGATCCTAGAATTGGTCAGAGACTCGGCTCTGACAGACTTCAGCATCGGATTCCAAGCGTTAAAAGACCGACGCCGAGCCGACGGAGTTGTCGAGCGCATCGCCGCCCACCTAGCAGAAGTCTCTCTCGTCACCTTCGGCGCATACGGCAAGAACGCCGCAATCGCAGGAGTCCGAGAAGAATCAACCACACCCAACCTCGACGCACTCGCCGAGATACTAAAGGACCTAAAAAAATGAAAAGCACACAAGTAGCACTCAACGCCACAACCGACACGAGCATCATCACTGCCGAGCCTCTCGTGAGACAATGCATCGTCCACGTCCTCACCTCAGCGACAATCTATGTCGGCCCCTCTGGAGTGACGTCAAGCACTGGACTCAAAATTGACAACGCCGCCGGACCAATTACGGTCACAGTGCCTAGCAACGAGACACTCTTTGCAATCGCCGCAACGGGAACACCAACAGTCTCCGTCCTCGTCCCCGGAGACTAAGCCATGCCCTACCACATCGAGTCCGACAACGAGTCATGCAATGGCTTCGCAGTAGTCAAGGATTCAGATGGTGAAGTCATGGGATGCCACCGGAACGAGGATCAAGCATCTCGCCAGATCGCCGCACTGTACGCAGCAGAAGACGACGCCGAAACGGAAAACTACGACGAGCCGACTCACACAATGCCAGACGCAATCATGCGAGAAGAAGACGACGACACCGATCCGATGCCGAATAGAACCGCAGCAGAGCAAATACTGGCGCGGACCACAACCATCGGATAGACTCGCACATAGTCGGCACCCCACCGAACCGAGCACGAGCACCCCGCACAGAGCGGCACCCTCGGCGGTTGAGCAGTGGCACCCCGTATCCACACACACAGACAATCGGAGACACCGTGAACTCATTCCTCAACCAACTCAACGAAACCCGCAGCAACAAGCAAGGGATCATCGACGCCACTCTCAACATGGCCGCCGAAAACGAGCGCGACATCACAGACATCGAACTCGCCAACATCCAAGCTCTCAAACTTGAGATCGACAAACTTGACGAGCGCATCGTTCAAGTGACAGAACTCGAAACACGCAAGGCAAAAGCAGCAGAACTACAAGCCTCAGTCCCATCGACCGAGACACGTTCAGCAGCACCCGCTCGAGTCATCAGCGAAGAAGCCACATATCACTCCCGCAGTGAGCGCGACTTCCTCGCAGACGCAATCGCAGCAGAGTTCGGCGGCTCATACGAAGCCCGCGAACGCATTCAGCGATACCAGAACGAAGTGCGTCTTGAGCACCGCGACTCCGGCACGAGCAACTTCGCCGGCCTCGTTGTACCTCAGTACCTCGTAGATCAGTTCGCACCGCTTCGCCGCGGTGGTCGCAAGACTCTCGACATCTCAACCAATGCAGCACTTCCTCAGTCAGGTATGACCGTCAACATCGGCCGCCTCACCACAGGAATCACCTCATACGTTCAGGCGTCAGAGAACAGCGCACCAACAGAGTCATCTCCAGACGACACACTGCTCACCGTTAACGTGAACACAGTCGCCTCAATGTTTGACCTCTCCAAGCAAGCAGTCCTTCGTGGTACTGGCATCGAGACACAGCTCCTCGGAGATGCGATTCGTTCGTACCAGTCGAAACTAGATCAACTTGCAATCAACGGATCAGGCTCATCAGGCGAACACCGTGGAATCTTGAACACTTCAGGAATCAACTCAACGACATACACGGACGCATCTCCTACCTACGCAGAGTTTTTCCCTAAGTTGGTAGACGCGATTCAGAACGTGGCCACGAACTACTTCGGCGGCGCGAACTACATCGTCATGCACCCGTCAATGGCAGGAGCACTCATGAAGGCAGTCGACTCATCGAACCGTCCAGTCATCACTCCGGCATCTGGCGGACCGATGAATGCACCCGGCTCGTACGATCGTCCCGGCTACGACTCACGCTTCTCACTTCTTGGCTTGCCAGTCATCGAAGACGCGAACGTACCAGTCAACCTCGGAACAGGTACCAACGAGACAGCAATCCTCATCGGCGACTTTAACGAGTCGTACATCTGGGAAGACAACTCAGGAACCCCGCTCTATGTTCGCTTCGAGCAACCAGACGGCAACATTGCAATCCGCACAGTTGTCTTCGGCTTCTCGGCTTACACCGCCGGCAAGTACCCCGCAGCGTTCAGTGCCATCACTGGTACCGGACTCATCACTGCTAACTGGTAGACCAAATCTGATTAGTCTCTAGGGAGCACAGCCCTAGAGAATCAGGATCTCCCATGTTGAAGAACATCATCATCGCCGCCCTCGAGAAAGAACTCGCAGGATATGAACGGCGAGGACTCAAAGACCGAGCGAACCAAGTCCGCCAAGAGTTGACTCGTCTCGGTCACTCGATGACCACAATCGTCGAGACTGTGCAGGCCGAGACGGTCGACACCCTCAAGGATGCCACCAGAGACGCTCAGACGGCCGTAGAGACCGCCAAGAAGTCAACACGCACCATCGCATCAAAACCCGCAAAGAAGAAGTAGATCATGGCAATCACGAACGGATACATCACGCTCGCGAATCTCAAGACCTACCTCAAGATCGACGACTCAGTAGACGACACAATCCTCGAGTCAATCATCGAGTCCGCATCTCGGTCCATTGACCGCATCGCAAACCGACGGTTCTACGCAGACGCCTCCGCAACCGCTCGCACCTATCGACCAGTCGGCAACATGAGAGTCCAGATCGACGACGTCTCGAGCACCACTGGACTCATCGTCAAGACCGACCCGGACGGCACCGGCACTTATCAGACGACGTTCACAATCAACTCCGACTTCATCGTTGAGCCAACGAACGCAATCGCACTCGGCCGACCCATCACCACAATCACCATCGTCGGCGGGACCGCGTTCTCATTGCCGGTCAACTATTGGCCACAAGTACAAGTCACCGCCAAATGGGGATGGCCCGCAGTTCCAGACGACATTGAGCAGGCAACATTCATCCTCTCCGCCGATCTCTACAAGCGACGCGACTCCATCGGTGGAGTTCTCGGACTGTCAGAACTAGGAGCGATACGAATGTCGCCTCTCGGCCGTGACATCGCAGCAATGGTCCGGGCATACCGTCGAGAGTTCTTCGCATGACACCGAACGGAGTCCGCACCGCTCTCAGTGCCGCACTAGACACCATCGCCGGTCTCCGATGCTTCGACTATGTCCCCGACTCTCTCGCACCACCCGCCGCCGTAGTTGAACCCCTCGAAATTGACTACGACGAAGCCATGAAACAGGGATGCGAGTTCTACCGAGCGTTCATCCTCATCATCGTCGGCCGAATGTCAGACCGCTCATCACAAGACCGACTCGACGCCTACCTCACCACAACCGGAGCGTCATCAGTCAAGGCAAAACTCGAAGCAGACCGCACACTCGGAGGAGCTTGCTCGACTTTGCAAGTTGCATCCACAAGACCGCGCGAAGTAGTAGTCTCAGGAGTGAACATGATCGCATACAGATTCGAGGTCCGTATCTATGGATAATTACAAAGTACTCGCAGACGCATCCACACTCGGACCGCAAGGCTCGATCGTGACTGCCGACGACATCATCGCCGCACCCGCAGACATCGACCAACTAGTCGCCTCGGGTATCGTCGAACTAACCACCAACAAGAAAGCAGACAAGGAATAACATCATGGCCGTCTTCGTACTAACCGATGCCCAATTCACCCTTAATACCGTCGATTTATCCTCGTACGTCACGAACATTGAGCTCGTTTACGAGTTCACCGCCGTACCCACCACAGCGATGGGGGCCACCGGGGAATCCAATATAAAAGGGCTCCAACAAATCTCTTGCACCGTTGAGATGAACAACGACCTCGCCGCCGCAAAAGTGTTCGACACAGTGTTCGCAGCAGTCGGATCAGGCACCAACACTTACGTCGTCAAGTCACTCTCGACAGGCACCCCGAATCCGGTTCTGACGGTATCGGGTGCCTTCGTTGCATCCGCTCCTTTGGTGACAGGCACAACAGGAGACCTCAGTAAAATGTCGATTACCCTGACCGGCGGGACGCTAGTCAAGACATGAGCATCAACGTCACCATTCAGCACAGGGACGGGACGCAGACACTCAGCACAGTATGGCCCTCGACAGAGGTCGCACTCGAAGACGAGTTCGGAGTCATATGGGGCGAAGTCTTCGCAGCAGAGTTCGTACCTCAAAAATATCTCTACTTCGTCGCATACACCGCCACCCACGAAGCAGGCAAAACACCACTCGATTTCAAGGAATGGATCAAGACAATCGCATCCGTCGCGGTCGTTGACGGTGATAGCCCAAAAGACTCGGACCCGGCAGCACCACATGGCTCATCGGAGTCCTAGCAGTCAAGACCGGCATCTCACCACTAGACCTACTCAAAACACCACCCGCCATCCTTCGCGTCATGATCGAAACTCAATGGCCTAAGACCGCAAAGATGTCAGGAGATCAAGCATGGCAAGCTCTGGCACATATGGCTTCCGACTAGCCACAGATCAAGTCGACAAGACCGAGATCCTCGGCCTTCGTGAAGTACAACGAGACCTGAACAAACTCGGCGACGACACAAAGAATGAGATGAAAGACACCCACAAAGAAGCGGCCGAGGTCGTTGTCATGGGTGCCAAGCGTCTAGTTCCGTATCGCACCGGCGCACTAGCCGCATCTATCCGCGCATTAGCAACAAAGTCCTCTGGACGTGTTCGTGCAGGCTCCGCCTCTGTGCCATACGCAGGACCGATTCACTTCGGATGGCCCGCTCGACGCATCGCTCCGAACCCATTCATCTACGACGCACTCGACGACAGACGAGACGACATCCGAGAGATCTACGAAGAACGCATCGACGAACTAATCCGCAACTACGGACTCTCAGCAGGGCAACCACTTCGTCAAGCTCGAGCCGTCACATCCGCATCCGGTCAACGCCGACCTCGTCAATCAAAGAACAAGAAACCAGACGTCCGCGTACCAGATGCACTCCTTCGAGATAAGTCTGGAAACATCTACGCGGGAATCTTCGACGGCAAGATAGTCAAGTACTAGAATCATCTCATGGCTCGCGGAATCTCAGTAGTTATCTCAGGCAATGCGGCACCACTACGCAAAGCAATCGGACAGGCGAACAAAAGCCTCGGCGACATGGGCAAAGGCACCACGCTCGCAATGGGAGCCGCCGCCGCCGCGACGACCGCATTCGCAGCCTCAGCCATTAAAGCCGCCGCCGACGATCAGAAGCAACAAGCACTTCTAGCGCGTCAACTTAAAGCGTCCGCCGGTGCATCAGATGAACAAGTCGCCTCGGTCGAGCGATACATCGACGCCACTCAACGATCCGTAGCAGTCACAGACACAGACCTTCGTAGCGCGTTCCAGTCTTTGACCGTCGCCACTGGAGACGTCGCAAAGGCTCAAGACCTCGTCAACGTGGCTATCAACACGGGAGCGGCGACAAATAAGTCGGCCGCATCAGTAGCAGACGCTCTCTCACGAGGGTACGCCGGCAATATGCGAGCACTGGCAACACTGTCGCCAGAGGTCAAGCAAGCAATCAAAGACGGCGCAGACTTCAACGACGTCATCGCCATTCTCAACAATAACTTCTCAGGCGCGGCAGCCGTCGCCGCCAACACCTACGCGGGACAGATGGCCATCCTTCGCAACTCAATCGACGAAGCGAAAGAGTCAATCGGCACCGCACTCCTACCCGTGTTGAACAGTCTCATCCCGTCCTTCGTCAACCTCGCCAACTTTGCCGGACAGAACGCAGCACTCCTCGGAGGTCTAGCAGTCGCTCTCGGCAGTGTCGCTATTGGTGTCGTAGCCGTTAAGGGTGCAATGCTCGCATTCCAAGCAGCCGCAACGATTGCAACAGCCGTCAACTACGCACTCGCCACATCATTCACGGCAGTCCAAGTCGCAACCGGCATCGGAATCGTGACCGCTATCGCAGGGACGGCCGCGTTCTTTGCAATCAAGTCGCAGATGGATAGCGCGGCTAAGTCCGCGACGAACTACGCCGGAGCATTGACGACCACAATCAACACTCAGAAGGAACTCAATGCGGTCATGGGACCAGTTGCGTCTCGAGACTTTGACACGTTCAAGAGGATCAAGAGAGAGCAGACGAAGGCCACAACGGCCACCGACAAAGCAGCGCAAGCAGAATCGAAGCGCAAGCAGAAAGTCGACGGACTACGCAGCAGTCTCCAGAACGCACAGTCCGCTCTCCGGTCATACGTTGAAGGTATCCGCGACTCTGTGACCGCATCTGTGTCGCTCTCTAGCGCGTTCTCAGACGCAACCGATCAGGAGAAAGACAAAAGCGACGCCATCACGCAAGCCCTTCAAGAGCGCAAAGATGCCTACGCCGAACTTAATCAAGCAAAAGCCAACGAAGACGCCGCCGCCTACGCAATCGCACTGAACAAAGTCGCCGACGCAGAAGCCAAAGTCAAGACCGCGCAAGACATCAAGACGAAGTCATTCACCGATATCTTCCGCGAACAAATCGCCTCCGCAAAAGAGTTCGGCGGGAACCTTCAGGCACTCATCAAGGCGGGACTCGGCAAGGCAGGACTCGCGCAACTCTTGAACCTCGGACCCGTCGCCGGCAACGCAGTCGCAAAGGATCTCCTAGCGGGTACAGGTGGCCTCACAGTAGGCGGACTGAACGCAGACCTCGCCTCCGTCGCAGCCGCAGGCACCGCCGTCGGCATGAGCATCCCCGGAGTCTCAGAAGCCCTCGGCGCAACAGTCGGCGACACCTACCAGATCACCATTCAAGCGGGAGTCGGCGACCCCGTCGCCATAGGCAAAGAAGTCGCCGCAGTGTTGAACACCTACGGAGCAAAGACTGGCGGAGTTCCACTGGTTGTCAAGCAACCAAAAGCAGCTCCGAAGAAAAAAACTAGCAAGGCTCGATAGTGGGATTCCCAACTACGAAGGTCTACATCGCGTTCGACGATGGCCCCTATGTCGCATTCCCGACATGGACTGAAGTCACGACATACGTCCGCCAGATCAACACACAACGCGGCCGCCAAGATGAGCAGTCAGACTTCGAGTCAGGCAATGCAACAGTCGTCCTCGACAACCGCTCAAGAATCTTCGACCCGTTCTACACGAGCGGCACCTACTACGGAAAACTCCTACCACGTCGCCAGATCAAGATTGAGGCAACAATCTCCTCCGTCGCCTATGGGGTATTTCGCGGATACATCGAAGGATGGCCAGTCTCAATCACAGACGCAGGCTATGACACGACCGTAACTGTCCAGTGCTTCGACGCTCTCGGTCTCCTAGCAGACGAGGAGATGCCAGACGACATCTCAAGCACCTACATCCTTAGCCTCTCACCGCGTCACTATTGGCCATTAGACGACCCGATAGACCCTGAAGACTTTGCAAGCGACCAACTAAGAGACCTCGGTAGCAGCCCGCAGCCTTTGCTACCGTTGGCAACTTTCCGCACCGCTAACGGACCCGGACAAGCGCAAGCAATACCGAACACTTCACTCCAAGTCTCCGAAGCAACCACATCCCTCGGGTGGGGATACACAGGACAAATACAATCGGCCACAGACTTCTCCGTCGTCGGATGGTATTCAACAAACCCACAAGACTCAACGTCATTCTTCGTCAGTACGGTCGCCGGAACCACAATGGACTTCGGCTACTTCACCGCAACGTCACGATTCAGAGTGACCACAATCGGCAAGACTTCGTATACCTACTACAACGCAGACCTAGCAATCGACACCAACGTCCCGCATCACTTCGCAGTCAACGTCAACGCCGGAGGAACAATCGACTCGGCCTACATTGACGGACAACCGCTAACTCTCGTCGTCGATACTTCAGGTCTATTTAACTATTCCGTACCCGAGGCGTACTACACACGTTCGGGACAAAGACAACAATCGGCCGTCTTCTTTCGGAAACTTACAGCCACAGAGATTAAGACCATCTACCGACTCGGGCGCGGCCTTCTTACCGAAGGCACCGTCGCACGATTCAACCGTGTCATCGGATACACCCCATTCCCGGGTGCGCTCGTCTCAACACCATCGGCGTCCTACTCGGCGACGCTTGCAGAGATCAGCACTGGCGGACCGCCAGTCACAGACGAACTCCAGACAATCTCGAACTCTGAAGGCGGCAACCTATTCGTCTCACGCAACGGCTTCCTCACTCTCACATCGCGCTCGGCAATCTTTCAAGGGAGAAGTTTCACATCGCAAGCCTCATTCGGCGGCGCGGGAATCAGTATCGGCACCGAACTCACCTATCGACTAGACGCCAAGAATCTACGCAACACTCTCGCCGTCGGCTATTCCGGCGACGGAAGTGTCGAAGTCTCGAACGCCGCGTCTATCACCGCGTACGGCACCGCAGGAGGATCATGGGATACGCAACTCTCAACGGCGGACGACGCCGAAACACTTGGCGAGCTCCTTGTCGGATTCTCTGCCACACCCGCCGTCGTCATTGACCCGATACAAGTCAACGTCTCAGCAACCGACGCCGGATGGACAAGCATCCTCGACCTAGATCTACTGGACCGAATCACGCTTAACATCGTCCAACAAGTCGGCTCCACAATCACACAGAGTCAGATTCTCCAGTCCATCGAGCACACCATTACTCCGGACCGTTGGATTACTACCATCAACGGCTCCGTCCGTTTCACTAACGTCTTCATCGTAGGCACTAGCCTCATCGGTGGACCCGATCTCATCGGTTAATCAAGGAGACCATCATCGCTATCAAGACTTTCTCGGACGGCAATAGCCTCCCGGCCTCGGATATCAACACTTACCTCACCAACTCAGGACTCGTCTACGTCACGAGTTACACAGTCGGCGCAGGCGTGGGAACCTTCTCAGTACCTGACGCATTTAATAGCACATATGACAACTACAAAGTCATCTATTCAGGCGGCACCGGCTCCGGTATTTCAATCGGCCTACGCCTAGCCCTAACCGGTAGCAGTACAGCGTATTTCAACTCACTAATCTATCTGCCCTACTCAGGCGGAGGAGTACAAAACATTCCAAACAACAACTCTCTCGGCTATTGGCAGTACTCAGGCGCGGCCGACGCCAACTCAAACGCATTCCTAGAAGCGGATATCTTCGAGCCTTTTCTTGCTCGCTCGACACGTTTCTTCTCGCAATGGGTACAAACAGACGCCGCAGGCTTCAACGCCGGAATCCACAAAGCCAACACCTCCTTCACTGGATTAACTGTTGGTACTGACTCTGGAACCGTCACCGGCGGAACAGTTACGGTCTACGGATACCGAAAGGCATAGACAATGACAGAACCAACACCACAAACACGGCCCAACATACAGATAGGGAACGTAATACGCGAGATGACCGAAGAAGAATACGAAGCACTGCTTGCTACTGGTTGGACGTGGGAAGGCACAGACCCTCTCGAATGATCCGAAGACTCCTACCACTCATAGGAGTCGTCATTGCACTAATACCCGGAGCACAGTCCGCAAAGGCCACGACTCAAGGACTCACCGTCACGGGATACACCATCACCGAAACACCACCGTCGCTCGACCTTTCCACACTGACCGAATGCGGCCGAGAGACACCCGAGTTCATCAACATCGTCTTCGAGTACGACCCGATAGGGCAATGCGGGGACGAGTTATTCCTCGCCCACTATCAAGGCTTCGTCACCCTCCCACAAGGCACAGAGACCGTCCGCTTCTGGCTCGCCTCAGACGACGGAGGAATCATGAAGATCGCAGGAGAACAATGGGGACAATGGACCGATCAAGGTTGCAGCGCGTACGAGACCGAGGAAATCACAACACTCCCGGCAGGCGTCCCGCTCACACTCGAGGGACACTATTACGAAGCCGGCGGAGGGACTTGCTTCATGCTTGCATGGTCCCTCAATGGTGGGCAACTGACAATCATCCCACCGTCGGCCTTTACCACGACCGGCGCAGCAACACCGACAACAACGACGACCTCAACTTCGACCACATCCACAACGTCCACGACTTCAACGTCGACAACATCCACGAGCACCACCACAACCGTCGCACCCACCACGACGACGACGCCGGCGACAACCTCAACAACTCAACCCCCCGCAACTACTTCCACGGCACCAATAACAACAAGCACGACAACAACCACCACAGCCACAACTAGCACAATTCCGCAACCCGCAAGCACTACATCAACCATCGTCAGCGTCTCGACTTCCAGTGATCCCACGACAACAACATCACCACAAACCACATCCCCGCCGTCAACCACAACAACATATCCATCGACGACAACCATAGCCCCCGACACTGTCAAGCCCGTCTACACCGAAGGCGAAGCAGTCAACATCGCAACCGACCCGGCACAAGTTGCCGAACTCTCAGCCGTTCAAGCCGAAGCGGTCTTCGAGACACTGAACATCGAGGAGCTCACAGTCGAGCAAGCCGACGCCGTTGTCGCAGCAGTCCAAGACGCCCCCGTTGCGGTCCGTGAAGCCTTCGAGGACAAGATCAACATCTTCGGCGGAGCGGCCGACAAGTACATCCCCATCGGCTCAACTGTCCCCGTCTCAACACGGCGCGTCGTTATCATTACGACAGGACTACTCGTCTCAATGCCAACAATC